CCGGGATCATGCCTGACGCTGATCGTATCCAGTGTATCCACGAGGCTACAGTTCACGGGATAAACAAGGTCTATCTGGCTGTCTTGCTGGGAGGACAGGAGCTACAAGTAATCCCAGTTGATGTCACCCCTGACATGATGCTCGAACACATCAAGTGGGCTGCTAAGTGGTGGAGCTATGTGGCATCTAACACTGAACCAGAGCCTGAGACTATCGAGCAGGCCAGACTTGTATTCCCTACGTCAGAGGCTTCTGTAGCTACTGCTAATGCTGAACTGGAGTCTATCCTTGCTAGGCTTTCTAGCCTTACAGAACAGCGCAAGAGCCTCGAAGATGCAGAAGAATCCCATAAACTCGCAGTGATGCGTTTCATGCGCGACAGGGACGTTCTAACGTCTGTTGATGGTAGTGTGTTGGCTACCTGGAAGTCAGCTAAGGGATCTAGGAAGTTTGACCCCAAAGCATTCCAGGAAGCCTATCCTCAAATGTACGATCAGTTTGTCCGGGAGGTTCCCGGATCTAGAAGGTTCCTTATCAAATGAATGAAGAAGTCAACGACGATGATGTGTGGCACTTGTACAGAGCACTTGCAATGGCTGCATTTATCATCAAACGAGAGAATCCATACCATCATCAAAGCAAACAGATGATCAAGGATTCAGCTTCTGAATATGCCAATCTTATGTGTGAAGGATTAGAAAATGAACCAGTTAGTACACGTTAACGATATACATACAATGGCTGTTGCTGTTGTGAAGTCCGGACTCTTTGGGATAAAGACAGTAGAACAAGCTACTGCTCTAATGCTTATTGCCCAGGCTGAAGGCTATCACCCTGCTCTCGCAGCGCGTGACTATCACATCATCCAAGGTCGACCAACCTTGAAAGCAGAAACCATGATGGCTAGGTTTCAGCAGCAGGGTGGCAAGGTTGACTGGAAGACCTTAACGGACGAGGAAGTAACCGCTACCTTTTCTCACCCTTCCGGTGGTTCTGCGACGATCACCTGGACAATTGAGCAGGCCAAGAAGGCGAATTTGACCGGCAAGGACAATTGGAAGAAGCACCCGGAAAACATGCTGCACGCCAGGTGTGTGTCGAACGGCGTCCGGTTCGTCTACCCTCAGGCCACTGGAGGTATGTACGATCCGACCGAGGTCGCCGACTTCGCCGAAAAGACCACGGCATGGGACACATTGAAACCGGCTACTGTGGTCGACGGGGTGGATATCCCGACGCCCGCGCCGGTGCCTGACGCCGAATTCACGGAACTGGAGCAGCGCCCAGAGCCGGAGAATCCGCACCCGGCGACGACGATCGCCAGTGATGGCCCGATGTTGCTTGAGATGCCCGGAAACGACTGCGACCGATTGCCGAAAGACGTTCGCCGTCTGAAACGCTCGCTGCCCGATACGCCGTTCGCGGAAATGGATCTGCAGACGCTTCGGGCGTGCATCCAGTCGTTGAAGGACATGGGGCGCCGTGCGAAACAGGATCAGAATCGCGCCGTAATGACGGTGCTAGTAGCGATCATGGAAGCGGAAGAGGGGAAGCGAAATGCGTAAGGTGTTATTGCTAGACGTCTCCTGCCTCGCCTACATGGCGCATCACAGCGGCCGGACGTATGACGACGTCGTGTCAGAACTGACAACGAAATTCGAGCCGGACGAAGTCCGCCACTGTTGCGATGCTAAGAACAACTGGCGTACCGAATTATTGCCTAGCTACAAACAGCATCGGCCAGAACGACCGGCAGCAGTTGGAGAAATAATCACAGACGTGATCGCATTTGGAGAAACGCAGGTTGACATAGATGAGGCATCAGAGGCCGACGACATCATTGCCAGCCTGATTGCGCAGGTCTACAGCGAAGATAAAGTGATCATTGTCAGCCGGGACAAGGATCTGTGCCAGCTTATCGCGCCGAACGTTGCCATGTACGACCCGGTTAGTCGTAAGCTGTATGACGAGGTCGAAGCCGAGCGTAAGCACGGCGTCCCCCCTGGCCTGATGCGCCTGTTCCTGGCCGTGCGCGGCGACAAGGCGGACGGCGTGCCTGGTATCGCCGGCCTGGGCGACGTCAAGGCAGCACGCGTTGCTCGCCAGTTGCTGCGCCTCGAAACGCTCGTGATGTGGCCCGATAACGACGCACCCGGCCTGGCTCTGGGCTGCGACATCCCGGTCCCGCTCGCACATTTACTTCTAGACTCGAAGGAACAGATCGTGAATAACTACCGCGTGGTTGGACTGAAATACGATTGCGAGGTTGTTCATGGATAAGTTGCGCGAGATGGCCGAGAAGGCGTATCGGAAATGGTACGATAACGAATGTCCTGGAACGATCCACGACGTCATCATCGCCGTGGCGCAGGCCCACGCGGCGGAACGAATTGAGGCCGATCGCGTTGAGGTGCTTGACCTGTGCCACGAGGCACACCACGACCACGAACAACTTCGCGCCGAGCGGGACCGGCTCGCGGCGGAAGTGGAACAGCAAACGAAGTGGCACGTGTACTGGAAGACCGCACACGAAACAGATTGCGGCGATCTCACGTCAATCATGCTCGAGCGTGACGACCTGCGCCGGCAGCTGGATATTATTGCCGGCCCGGAGTCGTGGAAGGCCGAGTGTAACCGATTACAGAAGCAGCTGGAGGAGGCGCGGGATGAGATCGAAGCGCGTAAGGTGAACCTGCGTGAGCACGACGAATCTCACCGAACGATCATCGCCGATCGCGACGCCGAGATCGAACGGTTGCGAAAGGCGCTGACAGAATTCGCCGAGCGTGGCTGTAAGCACGACCTGACGCCGACGAAGAGCATGGGCCTTATCCGCACGCCGAGCGTCACCGTCGAGATGTGGCAGACGTGGTCACTCGAAAACGAGACGTGGTGGCACGACTGGATCAAGAGCATGGACAGCCACGTGCGGGAGCGTGCGCGTGAACTGCTCAATGGAGGCGAACCACACGAGCCGTTCGGTCACCAGATGCAGAATCGCCAGGACGCGGCCAAACTCGAATCCATCCTAGCCGAGCACGACAACGATCTCGTGACGCTCAACCACGTGCGCGATGTGTGTCGCGAGGTCGCGGCCGAGCTGCAGAAGAAGGCGAAGCGATGGGACGGTCACACGATGATGAACACCGTGGGCAATGCCATCGACAAGCTCACCGACGCCGCGAACGGTAATAGCGCCGACAGATGTGAACGAAATCAGGCCAAAACGTTAACAGCGAACGGGACGGAGACGAAGACGGAGCAACACGCGATCAACTGCGAGCGTCGCACGAAGGGGATCTGCCTCTGCAACGCGCCGCCACGCATTCAGCCGCAACCCGTCTCCGCTCCCGAGGCGAAGACGGATGCGGCCGTGTGTGCCGAGACGGCGAAGGGGCAAGCACCGCCGAGCGAGATGGTTCGCGCACTGTGCGACGATAACACGCGCCTAGAGCAGGAGCGCGACGCGGCACGGGCCGAGTCGGAGAAGCTGCGGGCAGAACTTGGTAAGCTACTGGAAGAGAATGACCACTTACAGCGGTGCCTTGACGTGTCCCGGGCTGAAAACAAACATCTGCGCAGCCAGTTGCACGGAATCACAGCCGTGCTCGGCTGGAAACAACTTGGTGTTCCATGATCACCCTCCGAGCCCCGCACGTGCGCGGACGTAACCGCTACTCGAAGTCAACGAATCTCTACATGGTGCGATTCTGTCGTCTGTACGGCGAGCGCGATATTGAGCCGTTTGAGGTGCGTGCCGCCAGCGAGGAAGCCGCAATCGCGCGTGCGTTGAAACAGCGTTTTATGGAGCTTGGCGCCGGTCGCAGCGAATTCGAAGGTGGCCGAATCGACCAGTGCCCGATTACCGGTAAAATCGCCTGGTGCAAGGGAGAGAAAGTGGTGTATCTGACGGGACCAATGGAGATCGAAGTGATGCGCGCGGATATGGTGAACACACGTCGGGTTCAACCGACTAGTGATTTGAAAGGCTATTGGGGGTCGATGCTGTGAAATATTTCGTTGTTACGCAGAGAGAAATTGCAATGACGTTGGACTCGCGAATGATGCACGCCACTGAAGAGGCTAGTCGTTTATACGCCGAAGCCGAGAAATATCCCGAGCAGAAGAACGCCGTTGGAGTTCCGGTGCAGGGTCCGCGCTTGAAGCTTGAACAAGAGGCGCGCCAGTGGTTGCAGGATGCAACCGACGCCAACAACTGGCGAGCAACACTGTCAACGGAAGACATGAAATATGGCGCGTCGGAGCTGACCCTGCGCCAGTACCGCTGGCTAACGAAGCACCTGGCTGACCCACGTCTGTGGCCGTACATCGGGCCGCTGGAGATGGAAGAATGACTGGAGGGGTGATGTGGCACGTAACACACGCCGCGGCATATCCGGGTTACATGGTTGTGTGTTTCCGTCACTTTCCAGACGGAAGAGGAGCATACGGTAAAACCTATGTTCCGTACGATGAAACACACAAATACGGCGGGGGATTCAGCTACCGTACTTTGAGCTCTATGCTGCGATGTCAGCGCTACGTTGCTTCGCGAAAAATCACGGATCCGGACGAGGGCAATCTATGAACCGCCTCCCGCCCCGGATCCACGAAATTGAGATCACCGAATCTCAGCGGTATATCGCGCAACGCGTGAGACACGCTCACCGACTGCGCGAGTCAGGCCCCCCGCTTGGATGGCTGCACTACCACGGTGACTACCGCCTCTGCTACAACGCGGACGGCCTGCATGTGGTCGATAACGTGCACATCCGGTTCAACGGGCATTATCTGCCGATTCTTGTTGATCCGCGAGCGCTTCCCTGAAACCGGGCGTGAGGGCCAGGATGTATGACCGCGCCGCGATGCCCTCCGGATCCGTCACACCCTGAAACACTCGCCGGGCCGCGTCGCCTATAGCGTCTGGACGGTCGAGCAACTTCTGCACTGTGCTTGGTTTGGCTGCAGATTTCAGGAGACGCTGACCGACTTCACCGGCTGCGTCGATGCCCAGTAACGCCTTGTTTCCCATCGTGGCGCCAATAGCCGCCCCTACAGGTCCCCCGCCGCCCGCACCCAGGCCAAGCGCCCCGGCCGCCGAACCGATGGCCCTACGACCCGCTGCGATGTTCTGGACGCGTTGACTGGCTAGGGCTGATTCAAACTGACCGACCAGCGCCTCACGCTCGGCTTCTGCCTGTCGTGACGGACCCAAGATCTCGTCAAGCTGGCTTTCCATGGTCGGGACCGGACGCGACCGTGCCGCTATTTCGTCATTGACGGCTGCAACCTGCTTTTTCATGCCGTCGCGACCAAGGTCGGATTTCATGAAGCTGGCGAGCGCATCCCGCATCGGCGACGCATCGCCCGCGCGCGTGCTGGCGATATTTGTCTCGGGCGTCAACGGCATGCCGCCCTTGTATTCGGCGGTTTTCGCCGCTTCGTTGAACCACGGGAAACCCGGTACGATTTCGCTGTTTTCGGCCGAGTATTGCTGATAGCGTGACATCGCTTGCTTGCCGATTTTGTCGTCACCCATCGCCTCTGCTGATACGGCGTCATCTGAAAATCCGGGTTTCCAGTGCGTATCCCATCCCTCGGGCTTGTCCGCGTCACTGCGGAAATTCGCTTTTTCACGAGACGGATCGATCGGGGAAACTAGCCGATCCGGGTTACGCGATTCGGGCGTCATTTCGGCGCGGGGTTGGACGTCACGTGGGCCCAGGCCCTGACCTTTCGGCTTCACCCCCGGATTCGTCTTTTCCATGTCCGCGCTGGCAGTGCGGATATCGGCCTCACGAGTCGCCGCACGTTGCGCTTGCATGTCGGCAAGCTCGCGATCGATATCCGCGTCGGAGGCGAGCTTTTCGGCTCGTTTCGCGCCGAATTCAGCGTCACGAGCTTTCACGCGTGCGAGTGCCGCGTCATCAACCCCAGACATGCCCGGCTGTGTTGGAACCTTCGGTGCGGCCGGAACGTTGGAACGGTTCGCCAGGTTCTGGAGTGCTTTCGTTTTCG